GGGCGAGCGCGGCGGCCACCATACCGCTGCCCATCGCCGCGATCCCCATGCCGGATTGTGCCATATCGCTGAAACCCTGATTGAGCTTGTCTAGCTTGCTTACCGATCCGGATACGGTCGAATTGACCCTCCCCATCGGGCCGGTCAGTTGGTCGATCATGTTGACGATGACGGATAGCTTAAACACCGAATCAAGGCTCACCGCAATTCACCCCCTTGTCCGTTCCGACGTTCAATCGCCGAATACCTTGTAGATCGCGCGGGCCATGATGTTCTCCTCAAGCTCCTGCACATATTTCGCACGGGCCAGCGCCATCACGAACTCCTCGATGTCCATGTCTCCGACTTCCTTCTTTAGCAGAGGAGGAGGCAAAAACCGATAAATCTCCACCGCCGCAGCGTCGAAGAAATTGGATTTTACCTCCTGGAGACACCTCTCTAAAGTTGCCGCAAATTTACGTCTTTGCTAAGACCGAGCATGTTCAGCAGCTTCTCGCCGAGTGAGAGGGCCAGCGCCGGATACTCTTCGAGGTCTTCGGACAGCTTGCTGTATTGCTCCTCGACGACGTTGTCCAGCACAAACGCTTTCAGCGCCTTCGTCGCGCTTTGTGCCGTCGTCTTGACATAGCGGTCGTAGCTGGCTGTCGCCGGTTTCTTGAAGAAGTATTCCAGTTGCAGGCTCGTGGAGTCGTCCGGCTCCAGCGTGACAGTCACGCGGTACACCTTGCCGTACTTGGCTTTGTAGCTATCTGCCGCGTTTTCCAGTTCTTTCGTCGGTTGACCTTTTACTTCACTCATGGGTTAGCCCTCCAATTTGTCAATTATTTTGAGAATGCGATCCGCTTTACAGCGGTTTGACGCCGTCGCGCTCGATGCCGTTCACGATGATAAAATCGAGGTCGATCTTGAGCGACTTGTCGCCTTGGGCGTTTTTGGCGCTTGCCTTCGTGAACGTAACCACATTGAGCACGTCCGTCTTGGTTTTTTCTGCGCCGTTGGCGTAGCTGACGACGATCTTCGGGATGACGAGCTTGTAGAGCCCGACGCCTTGCTTTTTGCAATAGGCGATCAGATCGTCGAAGTCATCGCGCAGGAGCGAGAGTTTTCCCTCGGATTTGTAGTTGCCCTCGCCATATCCGCGCGGGCGCTGCCCTTTGCCGTAGACGACCTCTTTCTCTAGCTCGTCGTCGTAGGAAATTTCCTGCACTTCGAGATCGAAGCCCGGAAGTTTCACGGACACGTCGCCCCAGTCATAGGCTCTTCCGTTGATGATGGCCATCTGTTATCACCCCATTCTGAATGGATTTTCCATGCCGAGATCGATCGCGATCTCACGCACATAACCAACCGGCACAAAGCGGATCACGACCTGAAGCGTTTCCGTGACCAGAATATCCTGACCTTCCGGCACTTCGATGCGGGCTGAGGAAATTTCTTTGGTCCGAACCATCTCGTCGAGCGGAATCTCGATGAACTTGGCAATCGCCTCTAGGCTGCCTTGCACATCCTCCATATCCACCATACTCTGAAGCTGCTTCAAAGCCTCTTTGCGCGTCTCGCGGATGATCTTGTTCTTGACCCGGACGTTCTCCGCATACCGGTAATCCGATCCGTCCGGAGCCATCATGCGGGCGTTGGTGACGTAGTAGCCGCTTAGACCCTCGTATTGGCGAAAGGTGAGATACTTCTCGTCATCCAGCGCACCGATGTAATCTTCAATGCCTTCCGGCAGCAGCGCGGAAATCTTCGCCTCCGGAATGCTGAAGGACTTGGTTTCGCCGATAGACTGCTGCACAAGCGCTTTCGCATACAGCCCGCAGACGATGCCCGCATTGTTGACTTCCACCACGCGGCCGTCCATCTTTCTGTACCTCGACCAGCTCGCCACGATCTGCACGTCCGTATGGTCGATCCCGCGCCGTTCCGCCGCCAATCGGTTGTAGAAGTCGTTCAGCGTCTCGTTTGCCTGTTTGCCTTTCGCTTCCATCACGACAAACAGCGGCTTCTTGTACTTCTCGAAGAACGCCGTCACTTCCGTCGATACGGCAAGCCACAGGGGCCGCGACGTTTCGCCCACGATGTGGACGAACTCGAACGAGAAGATCGCATTGCGCAGTTTGGCCAGCGCATCCAGCACATCCTGATTCGAGAGCTGCGGAGCTGTCGTTTTGACCTTGTAGAGATCGCCGACCTTGAACGAATCCGCCGGTGTCTGGCTCGACTCTTGGAACGTGATCGTGACGCCGGTATCTGGGATGACAAGCGCTCCCGAAAGCGGCAGCGTGAGTTCGCTGGAAAAAGTGTTCCCGCCGTCGATGGAGTATTGTAGCGTCGCCTGATTGAACCCGCCTGCGCCAGTGACGGCCACGACAATATCGTAGGCGTTGTTCGGTGTACCGCTTACCGTGGCATTCCCCGTGCCAGTGCCTTCCTTGGTCAGCGTGCCAAGCGAGCCCGCAATGGACGTCTGAACGGGCAGGCAGTAGATTTTGCTTGATCCGTTTTCCACGCTGTCCATTACAGCATCGGCGAGGGGGGAGACACCAAGCAGCTCCTTGATTTTTTTGTCGCTCATACTGCCGGTAATCAGGATCGGGGAGGTGGAAGCGACAGGGGAAGCCCCGATCTTCACATGAACCCCTTCACCTTTGACCGTTCCGACGCCGAGACCGCCATCGGTGACGGTTGTTTTTACGTCTCTAAGCATCTGGTTTCACCTTCTTTCCGCTGATCGGGCTGCCGAGAAAGTCGGCCACCGCCCGAACGTATTCCTTCTCTTCGACTTGTTTGCCGGGCTTCCAGCCCTGTGCGGCCATCACGCCGACAAACACCGAACTAGGGGTGGCATGCCGTTGTTGCAGCTCCTCCACAGAGACGAGCTGCGGCATTTCAGGCGTTTCCGCCTGCGGTTTATTCGCTGCCATGTGCTTCCTCCTTTTCGAGCTTGACGTCCGCAACCAGCTCGCTGACTTTTGCGAAATCGCTGTCGCGGTACAGTCCGCCAACAAATTTGACTTTGAGCTGCACAGCGATCTTCGACTTCAAGAGGCTATCCTCGTCATCCACCCAGTCTGCTTCGCCCGGCTCAATCGCCGTAAAGTTCCCGTCGATATAGATGCCGCGGTCGAGCGAGAGCATAAAGGACTCGAAGATGCGTTCACAGGCTTCCTGCTCGTATTCGCCGATGACGACGACGAACGAGGTTTCGCGCGAGAATTGCTTGCGGCGCTTGTGTTTTCCGGATTCGTCGGTAAAGATGCGCTTGCCGAATTCGCGCTCGAAGCTGTCGCCCTCGAAGAGAACGGCTCCGATGTGGCTTTCCTGTGAGTTTTTCAGCTTCTTCATGGTGGTGTGGACGGTGGACTTAATCCCTGCTTGTTGCAGCTTTTGAATCAGGTAATCCCTGCACGCTCCGATCATGCGTTATTCCTCCAACGCTTGTTCCAGCGTGCTCTTGATTTCGAGCATGTCGTCCTCGCTGATCCCAAGGAACGGACGCGCCGGAATCTTGATATTGACCCTGACCGCCTTCTTGCGTATCCAGCGGTCGCCGATCCGGAACACCAGTCCTTTGGATGTTTTCGCTCGGATCGTGATGGAGCGGCCCTTCTCGCCGAACTGATGCGTCCGGGCGTAGATCAGATTCGTCCCGACCGCAAAGCCCGATCCGCTGGCTTCGGACTTGATGGAGTTTTTCAACCTCGCGCTGTCACTTAGCGTCTGGCCTCCTTGCTGCGAAGCGCGGATCGACGGCTTCCACGGCTTATCATCCGGGCCTTTCTGGGTGCGGAACCGCTCTCGCGTGGAAGTGCGGAGCGATTCAGCCAGTACCAGAGCTGTGCCCTTAATGTCTGTCTCCTCAAGTTGCCGAAGGCGGCGCATCAGCCGCCGGACATCGCCTTCCAGACGGATGCTGACACCCATCTGTATCACATCCCTTCAAGGCTGCTGCGGGAGAAACGCCGGGGTGGCGATTCAAGGGCAAAGCCGGTCGCAGCTTTCTGGCTGTTGTCGGCAACCGAAAGGTCGATGATGCCCTTGGCCACGTTCTCGAAAAAGCGAACAGCGGCATTGTAGCGGTTCAGGTAGTTCTTTTCCTTCTCGGATTCGTCGATCCCGATCCGGCTGAACAGGTTGTACACCGCGATGTCCTTGGCAAACTTGTTGATCGCTTTCGGAGCAGGGGAGAGGGGGACGGGGTATCGTTTAGCCAGATACCCGTCGATTTCCCCACATGCGTCCGCAATGGCTTCCTCGATGATCGGGGCGATCTTTACTTCACGCTCTGCCTCGTCCTCGATATAGCGGTCGCCAATCAGGGCGTTGAGCGCATCGTCCTTAATCATGCTCCGGACTTCATCCGCCGTGCAGTACATGCTGCATCACATCCTTACACTTCCGTGCCGGTGCTGCCGTAAGCCATCTGCCAGAAGCCGTATCCGGCATTCGCGCGTCCATCTACGCCATACAGATATTGCTTGCGCATGAACACGTTGGTGTCCGTCTCCGAATCCAACGAGACGAATTTCGGCACTTTGCGCTCCTGATAGATGAGCGGAAGCAGCGCCTTCGATGTGCAAAGCAGATACCAGGCAGTGTCCGCTCCGGCCAGATCAGGGACGACAAGCAGCTCGGCAGTATCCTTGTAGATGTTGGTTGTTCCGTCGATCTGCTCTGCCTTCAGAATTTTGCGAGCGGCATCTTCAAGTGCAGGCGGTACGACGAGAAGGTTCGGAACGAGCTTCAAGCTCTTTCCGTTTTCGTCCACGAGCGACATCATCGCGCTGCGAGCTGCCGCATAGCTTTCGGCAGTAAGCCGTTTGTCGCTTCGGTTGCTGACTGTTTTCTTGCCGACTTTGTGATCGGCAGCGAAGAACGGTTTGCCGTCATAGCACAGATTGGTGAAGCCGTCTTTCAGAAGTTGGAACACGAGCTCGTCCGGAAACTGCGCTGCACTTTGGGCGATGTCTTGAATGACCGGCGTGTACAGACCGATGCGGTCGTCTTCGATGTCGTTGCGATCCACGCCAATCGTCAGCTCGAAGTCCTTGTTCTTGATCGTGTAGTCCGCTGCGGACAGGTTCTGTACTTCGCGGTCGCCGATCCATTCGCGCATACGTGGAATGCGTCCGAGCCACTTGTAGTTCTCCTCGCCGTTTTCGCTCGTGACTCTCGTAGCTACTTTGTTCCAGACGGTCGGCGTCGCCTCGAACGCTTTGCCGAAAATGGTCTTGAAGCCTGTGTACAGGCCACGAAGCGCTTGCTGGTTGATAATCATCGTGTGCTTCCTCCCTTACATCGTCTCGACGATCACTTGATCGCCGTCGATTCCCAAGATTTTTCCGGCCACGCTGGAGCCGGTTGCTGTGATCGTGACCGACTCGTCATCGTTCATGTAGCACGACTTCAGGACATCCTTCGCGGTGACGGGCCCGGCCTGCGCATTGTCCCACTTGAACACGCCCCGGCGCACCTTGATGCGGATTGCACCGTCTGCGCCTTGCGAGTTGTCGGCCAATTCTTCCGCCCGCCCCGCAGCCGTCAGTCCTGTCGCTTTGGTTGCCGGAATGGCAAATCCATTGGCGTCAACTGCGACGAGAGAGCCCTCGAAAATTTTTGCCCCGCCTTTGACGGGCAGCACAAGCGTTTTGCCGTCGGCCATTTCCGGTGTGTTGCGACCTTGCGTCAACATGGGTTACACGTCCTTTCCGTATTTTTCAAGGTCTTCGCTCGATACGCCGAGCATCTTGCACACGGCCATCGTCGTTTCGTCCTGCTTGGCCGATGGTTGCGACTTGTTGTCGATGTCCAGCTCTCCGACCGGTACAACTTGCGGCGCTTTCTCGACGAACTTCTGGAAGCCGGAAGGGTCTTTCAACGCATATTCCTCCGCCCACGCCTTTTGCGCGGCGGAAATCTTGCCGTCTTTGAGTGCCTTCGTCACCAGACCGTCCGCGTCCATCTTGTCAAGGCGAGCCTTGATAGCGGCGAACTCGCTGGCCGGGACGAACCCGGTCGGATTCTTCAGGGCCATGATGGCCGCTGCCACATCTTCCGTCTTGGCGCTCTCGGCGACACCGAGCAGGGAGAGAATCGTCTTGTTTGCGACAACATCAGCATTGTCGCCGCCTTCCTTTTTGGCCTTGCCGAGCGCCTCTTGCAGCGCCTGCATGATTTCTTCTTCCGTAGCCGTTTCCGGCAGACCGAGCAAGGCCGCCAGTTTCTTCAAAAACTCTTCCATGTCGTTTTCTCCTCCTTCAAAACTGTTAATGTCAATCGAATTGATAATCGGGAACATGCCGTCAATGGCCGGTGTGTTGGTCAGGGCAACCGAGTGCAGTACGACCGCTTTCTGATCCGACTTGCGAACCAGCACGACCGGGGATAAATACCGGTATTCCTTGTTCTTCAGATACTCCGCTGCCTTTGGCGTCCATTCCACTTTCGCGGCGATGCAGTCGTCTTCGAGATAAAGCTCCTTGATCCAGCCGCCAGCCGGGGCTTGCACGTCCGCAAGCGTCTGATGCTCGTAGTCGATCACGACATCGAGCGCACGCTGCTCGAAAGTTTTTTTCATGGCCGCGAAACTCTCGGCATCGACGATGAAATTGCCCTTCTGACTGGTCACTTTACCGAGTGGCATGATCTTGATCTTATCCGGCACGCCTTCAATTTCCGTGGCCGGGGATTGGCAGGCAATCAGCTTTGCCATCTCATCACCTCCTTCCATAGCGTGTAGCACGTCGCCAGACCGCGTTATAACGCGTTATAACGGGGGTAAAAATCGAATCGGGTATAAATAGACTCCCGAAGTGTTAAAATCGATTCTGGAGGCTCGTAGAGGCTCATCCGTCTTTCTGGCTTTTTTGCCGCTTTTCAAACGCCTTTTTGAGCGCCGGAGGGTAGTCCGTCAGGTCGGGCTTGAACGCGTGCTTCGCCGGATTGGTCGAAAAGTTCGGGTCGGGCAGGATGTTGACGAAGTGGCCGTTTACTTCCGCCGAAACGGGCGGCTCACTCTCCACCTTCAAGCCGCGTTCTTGAACCTGTCGCTCCGACAAGGTGACGATGCTGCACCGGCAGCGAAAGCCGTTTGGTGGATACCACGTATTCCAGATTGGATCATCCGCTCGAAAAACTCGGCCATCCATCGCTAGATGCGACGGGCGCGTCCGGCTGTCATGCACCGCGTCGTACATCCAGTAGGGCCGCAGCTTCATGACTTCAGGGGAAGTCATCTGCTTGTAGTGGCCCACCTGATAGGCGGTCTGGACATTCGTGCGGAAGATGTTGTCCGCCTGAAAGTTCGTCAGCCCCGTATAGCCTCGCCGTTCAAGAAAATCGTTCATGTTCTCCTTGAAGTCCTTGATCGTGAGCCCGTCCTCGATAGCCTTCAGCAGCTCCTCGTGGAACTTCTTCAGCACCTGGACTTTGGTGTACCCTGACACGGTAAAGGCAAGGCTCTTGTACTCCTCTGCGAGCTTGTGAAACTCGGCTGACGTGACCGGCAGCTTGTCGCCGAAATACTTCACGGCCTCCTCGAACACGATCTCGCCATCGGCGAGCAGATCAAACAGATCGTTCATTCTCTTTCACCCGCCCGAGCAAGTCCGCGTAGAAGAGGGACTTCTGCAATAGGTCGTCCAGCGACGCATTGTCCATCTGGCCGTACAGCTCCGAGACAAATTCCTCGTCCGAGAGTTTCGCCTTCAGCTCCTCCAAGCCGTCCGTTTTGTCAAGTAACTTGAGAACCGGGGCGAAAATGTCCGCAAACATCTTGCCGCTCTTGCGGATGGCCGCGTCGGCCAGCCTGTCCACATTCTCCTGCGTGCCGAGCTTGTCGTCCTTTGCCTTGTGGGCGACGAGCAGGGAGGGGTCAGCCTTGAGCGGCAGCGGAGCGGAAGGGGAAGGTGGCGCTGCCACTTCTTCGCCCGCCTCGGGTTTCGGGATCGAGAATTTCTTGTACAGGTGGCTCGTCGGTATCTTGAGCCCGATGTCGCGGATCAGCTTCGCATAGATGTCCGCTGCCGCTGTCAGATCGCCCGCCTCCTCCGAATCGAAGCGGAGGTAGGGAATGCGGTGGGATTCCCCATAGTTGAAGTACACAAGCGGACGAACCAGATCCCGTCGCAGGGTCGCAGCAAGCGCCTTGCAGTCGGCAACCGTCAGGTCGTGGCGCACTTCATTATGCGTTTTGGACTGCGCGTAGCTGCCGCCGCCGGAGTCGCTGGTCAGCGTCTGGCCGAGTACCGCCTTCGAGATTTGTTCGTCGCAGTACCTTGCCAGTGATTCGTAGACGTTGATGCTTGTGGCTTTGTTCGACTCCTTGAAGTCGATCTCCGTGCCCTCCGGAATGATGCCCGCCGCGTCGGTGCCGATCTGGATGAGTGCCTGCATGAGCGCCCGTTTGTCCTCTTCGGAAGCCGACGGATTGTATTTGCCGAGGCGCAGCGGCATGCCGAATACTTCGCAAAAACTGACCCAGTCCTTCAGGTCGTAGTTCTTGAACAAGTACATCCAAGCGACGACGCGCAGCACGCCCGCCCTCGACGGATGACCCGAACGCGCTTTGTAGCGATGGATAATGAACTTGTTTTCCGGAAGCTCGATGCCTTGCGGAAACTGTGCCGTCCGTACCTTGAGCACATCGTTGTTGTCCCAGAAGAACTTTTTCTGGTGCCGCCACTTGATGTCCGCGATACTGACACGGCCATCCGCGTAATCCCAGATGATCTCGCTGAAGGCGATCCCTTTGCCAATCGCATCGAGCAAGTCCATGAACACATCCTCGATGTCCTCCAGCGCCTCGATCTCTTGCCGGACGAATTCGGCGATTTCCTTGTCGCGTGCATCGTCGGAGAAGGGGATGATCTCGAAGTCGAGCCCTGTCACCGCGTTTTTGCGCGTCTGGAGCTGGGAGAACAGATGGGGGTCTTTTTCCTCCATCTCCTCAAAGAGCTCCATCTGCCGCAGCACGTCGCCCGCATCTGCCTCTCGGAAGATTTGTGCGAGCCGCTGTGGGGTCAACCCGTTGGAAGGGTAACTCGAAAACTTGTCTTGCACTTGGGCGACGGCGATTTCCAGAAGGTTTGGTTTTTTCGGGTTGTTTTGTTTAGCCAATCGGTTTCACCCCCTCCTTTAGTAGCCCCCGCGCCGGAACTTCAGCGCCCGGCTGATGACCGACTTGTAATCCGTTTTGTTCGTCGTCTTGATGTCTAGCGCCAGTCTGACGGCCATTTCCAAGCCGTCCGGGCCATCGTCGTTGCGACCCATCGGGTACTCCCGAAGCTGCTGGAGCAGCGTCTTGTGCTTGCGGCTGAACTTGAGATAGCGGTTCTTGATGAACGGCTGGAGCGAGCTGATCCGCACGTCTTTGTTCTGCACGCTATTGATCTCCACTATGGGGAGGTACTCGCCCGCCTCGGCACTCTTCTTGGCCATTACGTCTTTGAAGTAGTGTTGGAACTGCACCGTCTCCACACCAAACTTCGTAAGCGGCTTCTTGAGGTCGCGGCGCAGGCGCTTGTTCATCTCGATGGCGTCGTCGATAATCACGTCCGGCTGTCGCTTCTCGATGGATGCCTCCAGCACGTACATGTAGCCGGTGATCGTGTCTTTGGCGATCACGATGATCGAGGACGTGTCGCTCTTTTTGTTCTTGCCAAGCGACGGGTCATTCGAGCCGACGAAAACGAACCGGCTCGCCGTGAAGTCGAGCGTTGGATCATCGTCGTAAAACTCGAACCACTCCTCGTTGAATGTGCAGGAATCCGGGTCAATCGGATCGTTCTGGATTTCCGAGTTGAAGGACGCCTCGCCTTCGGAAATCTTGATGACCATCAGGTCGTAGTAGGAGAGCTTCGCTTCCCAGAGGACTTCTGTGCCTTCGAGCATCTCGGCCTTGTTGTCCTCGAAGAACGTCCGCGCCTCTTCCTGCCGATGCGGATTGTCCAGATCGGTGTAGATCGCTTCCCACGCGTCCCACAGCGTCTGATTGGTCGAGAAGCTGATGACACCGCGATACTTGACCGAGTGGTATTCCGGGTTCTTCAGCACCTTGGAGAGCAGGGAGTCGTAGTGCAGGATCGTCCCGATGTACACAATGTCGGTGTAGGTGTCGCCTGCCTTCGACACGGCTTTGTAGAACCAGCTCTCCAGCTTCTTGCGCTGATCTGGCGTGTTGACGTTCTCGTCGTTTTCCACGTCGTCGAGCACGATCAGGTCGGGCCGCCAGTTTCGATGCCGCCGTCCACGAATCTTTTTGCCGCTGCCGATGGCTTCGACTTTGATGTCGGTCGAGGTCATGATGACGCTGCCTTTCCAGACCTTGCCTTTCAGGTTCCCGAAGTCCTCGCGGATCGCCGCGTTCTCTTCGAGCTCCGTCTTGATGTCAGTGAGAAACCCCTCCGCCTGGTCGGAGCTGTCCGACAGGATGATGGGGTAGTGCTTGTATTCGTACACGATGGCGTGCAGCGTGTCCTTGAACGTGAAGTTGGTACTCTTGGCATGACCGCGAGGCGCTGCCGCCGCTCGTCTGCAACCTTTCGCTCGGGAAATCTTCTGCTTGTCTCTGAGCGGGTCGAGCCCTTTCATAACGCCTTTCGTCCAGATCGCGTCGAGCTCTTCATGGAACGTCGGCGACTCCCGAACGAAATAGTGGGGGAGGTACGCCCGGCCAAAGTAGCCAAGATCGAAGGCAGCCAATTTCTTTCGCAAGCCCCTCGGCCCCGTCAGTTCTGCTCCGTTTTGGTACTCCTTCCAGAGCTGCCTGCGGACTTCTCCGTGTTCCTCATTTCTAAGGCAGTACGATTCAAACAATTGCTTCTGGAACTGCGCCGTCTCCATTTCCTCGCGACCCATTTCCTCATCGAGCTGGCGAAGGTAATCGTCGAGTTTAATCATCGGCCATCATCTTTTCCTTGGCCTTGGATAGCACCGCCTTGAGCTCGGCGGCGAGCTGTGGATCAGACTTGATCGCGGCCATCAGATCGGCCTCCATGCCTGCGAAGGCCAGCTCGATCTTCTTCTGCATCTCCTGCCGGACGCGATCCTTGTACACTTTCGTCCGGGATAGGGCGACCATGACGCGTGCTGCTTTGTCCAGCGGCATGTTGTCCCATTCTTCTTCCGCTTGCGCCAACTTTTTCGTCAGCTCACCGGCCATGATTTGCAGGCCGCCTTCGGTGTAGTCTGCTTCCGGGTTCTTCTTGATTAGCTCAATGAGCGCCTTGGTCTGCTCTTGCGCTTCCAGAAGTCGCTGCGTCGCCCTGCCAACGCGAAGCGCATATCGACCGATGGCACTCTTGGAAATGGAAAAGCCCTGTTCGGCGAGGAAGAAAGCGATGTCCCGGTACGTGTACCGGGTGTCGAGCAGCATAGCATCTACCTGATCTTTGATATGCAGGGGCAGATCGTCCACCACGCTGCGGGAACGATTGCGTTTGCGATCTCCATCGGCCATCAGATGTCCACTCCCGGATCGTCAGGCCGCGATCCTTCGAGCAAATCCACTCCGTTTACGGTGAGGCGAATCGTCGCATCGTTGGCATACGCGGTGTAGCTGTTCACTTTCTTGTTGGTGAATTCGATATAGCCCTTGTTCACGAGATAGTCCAGATGCTTGGAGATGTCCGGCGAGACGATGATGCCGTCGGAAATCATCACGTTTACGAGTTGCCGACAAAGCAGCGTGTTGTTGAACCCTTTGGCGAGCGAGCGCATGATATACCCGCGAACCGCCTTGTTGTGGGCGATGTCTCTATCGTCCATTGCCCAATCCCCCTTTCAACATGCCGTCGTAAATTTTGTCGAGCTTGTTGTCTACGTTGTTCATCGCGCGGATAAAGTCTTCGCGCGTGACGTAGATAAACGGAAGGTCGGAGCGGAGGTCTTCAAGCTCCTTTTGCAGCTCCACGATCTTCTTTTCCATTTTTTCTTCCGTTTGATCCACACGCTGGCTATTGATTTTGATTTGTTCTTTTATCTCGGTCACGGTCGTTTTCAGGAAGTAGCCGATCACGCCAATCCCGAGCATGGTGGCAGATTGAATGACCCAAGAGAGTTCCAAGCTAGATTGCCTCCTTCAGTTCCAGCACCTTCGCCTCGATGGTATTTTGGATGTATTTGTCGATGTCGCCGAGCGTGGCCGTCAGCACGCCAAGGTACTCGGGGCCAAGCTGGGCGTAAATCTCCTCGAATGCGTGCCTTGCGAGCTGCTTCAGTTCATCCGGACTTGCTTTGCCGCTCTTGACGGCTTCGCGCAGCTCCTTGGCTGTGGTCTGCTCGATGGCCCTTACCGTCTTAGTGGCCACGTCGTCCAGACGTTTGATGGCTGTCATCACCATTTGCCGCTGCTGATCGCTTTTGATGAGCTCTGCTTCGGACTGTACCTTGGCGATGCCCTTGCGGATGTAGTAGAGGGCATAGGTGGCGAGCAGCGTGATGACCGCAGTTGAAAGACTGTACATGATGTCATGGATGGTTGCTTGCATGATCGGATTCCTCCTTACAGGAAAAATAAAAAAGCTACCTGAGAGCCTTTCGGCTCTACAAGTAGCTTATCGCGTCATGCGTATTCGGTTTAGATGGAGGACTCCACGACTTCAGCCCAGATCAAAGAGGGTCAGTTGTCGGTCATCGACCTCGGGTTCCGGTTTCAACCCCTCGCAAATCTCCCGGATCGTCCGCTCGTTCAGTCCGTATTTTTTCGCCAGATCATGATGATTGCGGCCATTGTATTCGTTCCGGATTTTTTGATCCCGCACCGGGCGCAAGAAGAAGGCGGGGGCTGGAATATAAAACTCATCGCCGTGGACGTATTCGGCCAGCTTCAGCAGATTGTCTACGCCAATCAGTTCGGCGACGGGTCGATAGCGTTCCGGAATCATCTCCATCGTCAGTTCTTTTGCCAGATGGTTCACGGCGTCATCCCCCCATTATATATGTGCCTCACGGAAATGAACAGGCCATCAGGCGTTCTTCTCGATGGGAATTCCTGCCGCCTTGCGGACTTCATTGGCCAGCCGGTGGAATTCGTCCCGTGCTTCCTTCGATTCGGTGGCCTGCCAGCCAGCGCCGAGGAAGGCGATGATTTTTTGCGCATCTTCCGGTTTCATCTTTGGTTTCACCTCCCAGAATCCTTCGTTTCCGTAGGACTCGTTTAAGTCTAGCGTGTGATTGATCCCCGGCAGCATCGTACCGTTTTTGTACTGGTAGATGTTGGCGTGAGCGGATCGCTTGCCACGGCTCCACGCATACGTCTGCCAGAAGTGGGTGCAGGCTTTGCGCTTGGCCATCTCCTCGACGACAGCGTAGGAGCCGTAGACACCGACCGCGTAGCCGGGTATCTTGCCCGCCGCAGCCCGCAAATACTGTTCGATCTTGTCGTAGTCAGAAGGCTGGGCGTCGTAGTCCACCGCAAAGTAGATCGCGCTGCCGAGCGGTTGGCCAATCAGCTTGGCTTCGTTATACGCCTCTTGACCGTCTACCTGTCCGGCAGATGCGCCGCCAGCAGGGCGGGCAGCGGAGGTTTCAAACACCGAGATGATTTGCATGCCTGCTGCCCGGATCGCCTCGACCTCCGCGCTTGTCAGGCGCTTCCACGTATACCGCTGGGGGACGAGGTAGCGGCAAACGAATTCGTATCCTGCCGCCGCGATCTGCTTGGCCAGCGTGGCGGTAAGCGGAACGGCGCAGTCAATTCCTTTTTTCATCTTTTTCCTTCTCCTTTCGGTTCAAACTTGATTTCAAGGCGACGGGCCGCCGAATCGTACTGGATCGATTCGATCACCCGGTCGCGATCTTCGCGCTCTAGCTGAAGGCATAAACTCCGCAAGCTCACCGCTGCGGAGCTCGCCGTCAGATAGGTGGACGAGAAGAGGACAAAGCAGACATTCGGGTCTTTCGGTGAAGCGATCAGGGTCGGCTCGTCCTTCACTGTTTTCTTCGCGGCCATCAGGCAACCACCAGCTCAATGCTCTTGTTGTTTTTGATTAAGTGATTTTTCAGCGAGCGGAAGGATGTCCAGTAGGGCTCATAGTAGACGTATTTGTTCTTGGCCTGCACTTCTTTGAAAATACGCTTTGAAATTTTCTTGAAATCGGCCATGTCCTTTTTCGAGTAAAAGCTCTTGCTTTTCGGGCAATAGAAGCGACGCCGCTGCTCGCAATCTTCGATCATCCATTTGCCGTTGATCTTGCCGTCAATATACACGGCAATCGCGTTGCGAAATTGCCCGATGCGCTGGAGCACGAGCGTCAGCTCGTAGCCGTCACAAATGAGCTTTACCGAACGATACAGTTCTTTCAGGCTTTGCTCGATGTCTTTCCAGTCCTGCGCGGATACCGCACGCGTCACGCGCTGCGTTTTAGTCGTTTCCATGCGAATCACCATCCTCCTTTGCTCCCAAATGCGATAGAGCGATTTCGATATGTTCGAGAGCGAGGCATGTTGCTGCGATGTCCTCCGAGTCGCGCTCGTTTGCGACCAGGTACATCCGCGCCGTCTCCGCTTGTTCCCGCGCCTTTTTGAGCGTCTTAATCAGACTGTTCCTGCGACTCTGGTCATGCTTGTTCATAGGCCCCTCCTGCGCTTGCGCCATTTGCGCCAGTTCTTTGCTTGGCTTTTCTTCTTCCGGTAGGACAGGCGCGTGATTCGCTTCCGCTGGTCGATCTGCTGATTGACGATCCTCTGGAGTAATGGCTCGTGTTTGTTCACCGTCTGCACAAAAGAACGAAAGGTGGCGGTGACAAAACGGACGAACCTCTCGAAAAATCGCACTACTTCGACCGGGATGAGAACCGGCCTTTGCTCGGTCTTGTCCATAGGCTCCTCCCGTGTTTTTTGTCATCTATTTTGAGAACATCTTTCATTTGCTTCGTCTGAAGGACGATCACATAGCAGCGCAGATCGTAGCTCCAGCGGATCGTGTTGCGCTCTCGACCGAGCCGGTCGCACAGCTTGTACAGTTTCCGTCGTTCTTCAGCGGACACGTAGACGTTTCCGCGCGTATCGTTAAAGACGGTGAGGGCGTTCATGCCATCAGCCCCCTGAACCGATAGTCCAGCGCCAGCGGATCTTCGCCTTCGCGCAAGATCAGATTCCCCAGATACATTTTGCCTTTGGGGCTGCGCGTCCGCTCGAACAGTCGGCCCGCCGTCGCTTTGGACAGGAAGCCGATCAGCTCCGCGTAGTATTCGCTCGTGTACACGATGGGGAGCTGCTTGCGGTAACGGTAATCGACGATGCCGTAGAACTCCTTGATCCATGTGTCTTTCTGGCTCTCCTTGCAAATGTCGTCCACAACGAGTAGCTCGCAATTGTAAATGCGCTGACGGATTTCCTCAACCTTGTATGCACCTTCCGGATCGTTGTAGTGGGCGAACCATTCTGTGAAGCTCTGCACCCAGTTGAAGAAGAGCGGATAGACGCCATATTGGATGAGTGGGGCGACGGCTGCCGTTATCAGGTGTGTCTTGCCGCATCCGCTTGTCCCGAGCAGACCGAACCACGGCACGCCCTTCAAGTCCTTGCCACTCTTTAGGCGGGCGATCAGGCCGTCGGAATACTCGCGGGCGAGTTCATACGCGGATGCAACGCGCGGATCAACGCCGTCAAGATTGAAGTTATCGAACGTCTTGTGCATCGCGTCCTCACTCATGTTCGTGGATTTGAGCATCCGTTTCAGCTTCTTACGGTCGAAACATTCGCAGCGGTAGGCGACATTGCGTTCCGGATCGAATACGATGCCGTCATCCCGGCACTTCGAGCATTCATAGCTCGCAGCCGTGGAGCCTTCTTCGGAAGGCTTCTTCGGCGCTGCTGTCGCGTTTGCCCGCGCCACTTGCAACCGTTCCATGATGTCGGACATGGCTTCTTGCATCCCCTGCATGGGCCGCCCCTCCTTTCAGATTGCGAAGGATGCCTCGCGTGTAATTCTCCTTGATGTTTGGATACTTCTGAATGTGGATGGATAACGCCCGGATGACGAGCGACGGATCGTATTTCGTCCAGTATTCCATTTCCCGCCGCTTAATGCCGTCCGAGATTTTCCCCGTGGAACGGGTGAAGCGCACGGTTTCCCAATACGCTTCAATCACGCTTCGTTGTGCTGGCGTGTACCGGCTCATGAGCTGTTCCACCGGCTGGCCCTCCTTTCGTTTCCTTCTGATCGTTCAGTTTCCACAAGTAAAGCCGAGAGAATAACTCCGTTTCCCATGTCCACCTAGCTGCCGGTTTGTCTTTCAGGCGTTCGTAGAGAACACGGTAATCGACGATGTTAGACACGCTGCTTCATCTCCCGGTGCTTCATCGACTTGAGCGCTTCGATGGTCTGGCTCGCTTGTTGTTGCGTGAGGTACTTGGGGTGGCTTACCCCATGCTGCTTTTCAATGAACCGGCGCAAGCGTCGCGGATCGCTTGTCCAGCCGAGTTCCTCCGCAAGCTGCTCGATCAGGTTGCGCTGGCGCGGGGTGGAGCCTGCGCCGCCGGTTGTTTTGCCGCCGGTCAAGCGGTCGATGACGTTGGCCGCCTGTTGAGCGGAAAGCGACTTGATGCTGTCCGAGCCGGTTACGATGTGAACCAGCTCGTGCAGCTCGTCGTTGTCCATGCCGCGCTCCTTGGCCAGCGCGTAAATCTTCTTGATCTGCGGGTAGGTGATACCGTTCATGGCAACACCTTACAGATCGGCGAGCTTCTCGCGGTCTACCTCGTACCAGAACGTGTCCTCGACCGTGAGCGTCGCACCGACTTTCAGGATGTCGTTTTCCGGATACTTTTTCAGGTTGTCCTTGTCGATCTTCTCCGGCGGCTGGACGATGCAGTCCGTCATGCCGAACTCTTTGATTCGGCGGATGACTTCCGCGAGCTTTGCGGCTGCACGCGGCAGCGTGATCTTCGTGCTCTTGCGAAAGCCGGTTCTGCCGAAGTTGATCTCTTTCGTTTTCCGATTGCCGAGATCGTCGCGGTTCGCCTCCACGAATTCCTTCAACTGGAGCTCCAGCAGCTTGATGCGCTCCTTGTGCGGCTTCGCGTCCATTTCGGCGGCGAGCTTGATGTCCGAGATTTTCGTGTTCATGTCAGCCTCGATGCGCTCGATGGACATCTGGCATTCGCCAATCTCCTTCAGGGTCAAATCTACATCGTCCCAGTTTTTGAGGGCCGGTTGATCCGGGATGCGTACTCGTGCCATAGTGAATCGTTCCTCCTTATTCAATGCTTTGATAGACCGGGCGACCGTCCCAGCAGTGGACGATCAGCCCGAACGTGTGATATTGAAACTCGGCTTCTCCCGCACTCATCTGGCCGAGTCGTTCCAGCTCGTCCTTCGGCATGATCTGATCGCCAACGACGGTGAGGGGCGTGCGTTCCAGCGCGTGTCGAACTTCCTCTTCGCTGATCCCGGCGGTGATGGCCGCGAATGGCAGCGGAGTCGGGAAGCTCTTGACGTGGGCGAGGAAGGTGTACAGGCGGCTGATGCCGCTGTCGTTTTGCATGATGGTGGTCATGTCCATCTCCTCCTATAACATCATCATGTTGCTGGCTTTGGCGATCATGTCGGTCGTGATGGATGGAGCGCCGCCCGACGGATCGAAGCTGCGCATACTCATGATGCGAAGAATGTTGTTCAGCGTGCGATCCAAGAGACGGAAGCAGCCGTTCTTCGGGTTCGTCGCGCGAGCGATCATCTCTTGAATGGCTTCTTCCTCGAAGTTGAAGCTGCCGAGGTAGCTGCGAACCTCATTTGCTGATAGCCCTTTAAGCGCGACGTAGAAGTCAACCCGGTTCGCAAAGCGGCTGATGTAGCCTTTGATCTGCGCTTCCAGCTTCGGCTCTCCGGCGATAATCATACCGACATCGGACTGGTCGAAGATGGCCCGCAGGATTTCCATCTTCTTCTGGCTGTACTTGCTGACGAGCTTGTCCGCTTCGTCGATGATGAGCAGATAGCCCGGATTGACGTTAAAGAATTCGCGGATGCCGTTCACGCGCTCCCAGATCGTGCCGTAGCTGATCGGCAGGCCGAGCGCCTTCTCGATGGCCTTGACCAGATCGCGCTGCCCCATCGTGTCGTCGCACTCGATGTAGGCGACCTTCGGCTGCCGGGCGTAATACTTGAGCGTATGCGTCTTGCCGAATCCCGACTTTCCGACGACGATGCCGAGCCCAGTGTAGGCTTGGCAGGATTGGCACGCGCCGATAATCGCGGTCGCGTCCCGGCTCTCAATAAATGCAGGCTTTACCATCGGCGCAGCGGCGATCCGCTCACTGGCAGCCGCCACTTCGCCGCCGTTTGACGTAATGAAGTTCATGATGGCCTCTTCGATCTCCGTGGGATCGGAGGGGTATTTCCCGTTCAGATACTGCGAGAGTGCCGGGCGTGAATAATTGATCGTCCGCGCCAGCTCCGTGATCGTCATTCCTTTCTCGTCCATCAGGTTTTTCACTTGAATTGCAAGGGCGGTCGGCGTGCCGCCCTGAATCGGATAAAGCGCTACTGCTTCCGCCATATCAAACCCTCCCATTATCCTAGTTTGCGGAGCGCCGCAAGGGCTTTCTCCGCCTGTTTCTGATAGAAATCATCGGGATCGGCACTATCGTTCTTAGCCGATTTCCGGGAGCGCAGCTCGTCTCTGAACTGCTTATCATCCGGCAGCGCGACCAACTTCGACGAGGCGGCTTTCTGCGGGTTCTCGTTCTTGAAGATGAATCCGGCCACGTCGTTGCCATATCCTTGGTAGTTTGGATCGCGCTCTTCCAGCGGTGTCGTATAGTAGGCCAGCTCGTCCATCGTCTGGCGGAGCTGACGCTTCTGCATTTTGAGATGCTCTTCCAGCGCCTTTTGCGGCATCTTCGGTGCAATGAGCAGAAGCTCCTGACTGTACACTTCGCAAATCTTCTCGCCGTCCTTGTACACGTACAGCTTGGTCACATCGTTCACGTCCCACTTGATGTCCACCTTCTCGCCGATGTAGTGGCAGAGCTCGTCGGCACGGTACTCGAAACCAAACTTCTTGATGCCGATGTTGCGCACCAGTACGCGCTCGGCCTTCATCATCAGGATCGTTGCGTAGGACTTCGGCGGCGGCGCTTTTATGTAACGCTCCTCGGCGTTTTGGAACACTTCCAGCGGGGTATGCCACTTTTCGCCCTGATCTTTCAGACCGGAATGGAAGGAACGATGGTACTCGTCGCGCCACTGTTTCCAAAGTTCGTAAAACTCGTCGAGCGAAAGCAGCTCGTCGCGTTCGAGCATCTTCTGGATGTCCTTGTTGACTTTCGCGGATGTCTTGGAGCCGGTGAGCGTGCCGGTGTAGCTGGCCACCCACTTCTCGAACTTGCTAATCAGCGTACCGAAGAAGCGTTCGATCTGCGCTTTCGACCATGGCTGATACGGCAGGCTGCGCATATCGTCCTGAATGCCGATGCTGCGGTAGAAGCCTTTCGTCTCGGAGTCGAAGCTGACGCGCTCGTTGCGCTTGCGTCCGGTCATCGTCTCGGCAGTGTAGTCCTTCCCGTTGTCGATCAGGAGCCATTCCGGCACGCCGCCGATCTCGCCGTACAGCATGTTGAGTAGCGACTGCTTCAGCACTTGCGAATTCGCCTTGACGCAGATCACATCGCCGACGATGCAACGGCTGCGCGTATCGATCCACGCCACGAGCTGCGGACGAATCGCCCTGGTCTTGCCGTTCGGGTACGTGTACTTGACCCAAACGTCAAAGGTATGCTCGTCGCCTTGCACGAGGCCCATAACCGGCAGCGCCTTCGTGTTGCGGCTGGCCTTGACCATCAGCCGGTTCTTGAACTCGCGCACGCCTTTCTCGGCGAGGAACCTTGCGTTCTTGCCACGCTTCACGTTCATCAGGTAGTCGATGTACCGAGCGACCGTCGGGTACGATGGAATGTCCCAACTATTCGCCGATCCGACTTTCAAAAGCTGGCCGTACACCATATCCCGCGTGCCGTTATTCTGGGCGAACGCGGGGTCGAACCATAGATTTTCAATGAAGGTTCTTACCTCTGGCGTAAGCGACGGGAACGTGTTCTTTTGCTTGGGTTTGCGGCAGAGCGCCAGCACCTTAAAGAAATCATAGTTGTTGCCGTCCTGCTTGCTCATCTTCATGGCCCACGCGCTGGCTTCGAGATAGCTTTGCGCGTATCGGTACAGCGTCCGCTGACTCATGCCGTGCGCCTCGGCGAAGCTGGCCGCGAACTCGGTGCGGTCGCGGTCGCCGTAGTTGAGAAACTCGCGGATGACCTTCGCCAGCTCAACCGCTTCGTAATACGCTTTGCCGTTCTTCTCGATGTACGCGGCAGGATCGGCGTCGATGTACCACGGCATTTCTTCTGTATCTGTGTGTTCCGCGATGACCACGTCCACACTCTCTATGCTTGCAGCCTTCTTGTATGCTTGCCTTGCCTTTTTGCTTAACGATGAAAGAGCGACCAATACCCGATCTTTACCACTACCCGAGGTCGGTTCGGTTTTCGTCCGGAAAGCTTTCGGGTTGCGCTTGATGCGCTGGATCATTGTATTGTACTTGACGCTTTCAAGTCCGGCGGCTTCTTCGAGCGTGATGTATATCTCTCCCAAACGGTCTCCTCCTTTCCTGACTTTGTCGTCGATGCTATAATGGAGGGGAATCAAGATTGTCGCATGATTCGACTGGGAAACGACTCACTTCCGATGGGTCGTTTCCTTTTTTGTGTCTGAACCATCTGATTACCCTCCGTTGAATCATTATGCTTTCGGTGCTTTGACCGCTCCCTCGCCACTTTCCCCGATCTCCTCGGCCAGTTTGTTGTATCGCTCATAGAGTGCGTTCAACTCATGGAACATCGCGTTGAATCTCGTGTTCCAGCGCTCGCGTTCAATGAGAGCTTTCTTTGCCTCTTCTTCCAACACGCTAATTTGAGAGGCAAGAACGCCTTGTTGGACAATCAGCCATTCTACTTTGAAAACATGGTCGGCTTCGCTAGGAGCTGCATAGATCAGTTGCGAACGATAGGCGATGTCGATGGGGCGTTCCCCGGTAGATACGTTGATCCCTTCCTTCATCGCGGTTACACCTCCTTTCACGGGTATTTATCTCTTCGCTATTCGGTTATCAAGGAGCAGAAAATGATTTGGTGCTATTCCGCCTTTTCTTGAGGAAAGTCGTCGTCGATTCCAAGCAGGCGTTTGATTTGTTCGCGTTGCTTGGTGGCTTTACGCGCCCCGGTCATGATGTCGCCCAAGCGGTTCTCCGGGATATTGTGCAACCGGCAAAACTCCCGCTGATCCAGTTGAAGTTCAGCCAACCGTTTCTTGATCGCCCACCCGAATGCCGTGATTGGCCTTTTCCGTGCCATTCTATCAAGCCTCCTTTTTCGACAATCTTAGTGATAGCCAGTTTGCTCGCATTTGCGATATACTTCTGATGGGAGTCTACCGCCCACAATTAAATTATAGACGCATATGCGAGAGAGGTCAACACAAATTTGCGCATATGCGCCAATTTTATAGACGCAAATTCGAGAGGAGTGTTTGTTTAATGAACACCATCGCTGAACGAATAGAGTATCTTATTGAGAAAAAGGGACTTTCTAAGAACCAGTTCGCCAAGGAAGTAGGGATTTCCACGGGTAATTTAGGAGATTGGAAGCGCGGAAAGTCGATGCCTGGCGCAAATGCGTTAATCGCAATTTCGAGTTTTTTTGATGTTTCCCTTGATTGGCTGATGACCGGAAAAGAAAGGCCGACACCGAAGACCGAACCCGAGGCGTCGGCAGTTTTTTTTGACACAAAACGGGAAGTAGTTTCCCAATTTGACAGGCTGATAAAATCGCTGGACGAAAAGGATCGCGCTTTTGTTGATAGATACATAGAGTTGGCGACCTTCCATAAGCAATACGCAGCCGCGACATCAGAGACGATCCCGCAGCCATCTCCATCGAATAAGGTTTCAAAGATGGAACAAATTAAAGAAAGCTCTTCCGAATATTCGGAAGAGCTGACACATCCCGTCCCTTTGGTTGGCAAGACAGCAGCAGGGAGCGAGAAAACATACTATGAATACATTCGCGGGTACGTCCCGATCCCGAAGTCTGTTATCAAAGGAACTTGCTTCGTTATGGAAGTTGATGGTGATAGTATGACTGGGGATGGTATTCAGGACGGTGACTTCATCGTCGTCAAACAGCAACCGGATGTTATTGACGGCAGCGATATTGCCTTACTCCGAATCAACGACGATGAAGTGACTTTGAAGCGGATTTTCAGGGAGAAGGGAAGGGTCGTTTTGCTGTCATCCAATCCAACCCATCCGAAACGATCCGTACCAGCAGAAAATGTCCAGATCGTGGGGAAATATATTTATAAGATACCTGGGGACATCGGCAGATCGATCATTAGAGAAGAATTGTTTTGATTCCGCAATAAAAGGCTCTCATTTGCGAGAGTCTTTTATTTCTTTATGGTTTCATGTAAAATCCAATATATAGAAATCTATCGGGAGGGTTTGTGAGTGTTTATTAAAAGAAAAGCATTTTTGATAGTTTTGTTAATAGTCGCATTGCTTTCAGGATGTGCAGAGGCACCAAAAGAAATTCAGCTAAACGCCAATGTTAGTTGGGATGGTAAATACTTATACATAGAAAACAACGATGATTTCGCTTGGGACAACGCCAACATTACGCTAAATGAGGATTTTGAATATAAAACCAAATTTATTGCGAAAGGTAAAACAAGTTTGGAGCTAGTTGAGTTTGCCAAAAGTAGTGGAGAAAGGTATAATCCGGATACAACAAAGATCATGAAAGTTATGATTTATATGCCTCCAACAAAAGAAAGAGCGGATGGATATTGGTTCGGGAAAGCAAACTAGGAAACAGTAAGCTACTGCATTTGGCAGTAGCTTTTTTGTTGAGTCCGACCACCAATTCTTTGTCACATTGAAGCGCTAAAATCCATCGATTAGGAAAAGCCCGAAAACCCGCGTCACGACTGCAAAGTGACAGGGTTTTGCGATTTTTTCCGAAATGTCACTTTGCTCAGATAAAGAAATCTGGTTTTTCCGGCCAGTTTTTAACGCGTTCTTAACGGCGTGTTATCGGCGCGTTATTCTCGAAATCTCTTGATACGCCTGCATTTTCTCGATCTGCGTGTTTTCCGATTAACGCCGAATAACGGTCATTAACGCCTTGTTAAAACGGCACGCGGCTTTTTTGCTCTCGCTCTAGTCGTGGTTCAATAGCAGTACAAACAAAAAAGCGCTTAATCCCTTGCGTATCAAGGCTTTCACGCTTTTTTCTACCAAACCACGGACTTCACCGTTCGTTTCTTTATTCTCATCATTTTTGTCACAGCTTTTCCTACACCTTGTCCCGTCAAATCCCTAGTAAAATCGGGGTTTCCCGCGTTTTCCCGGTTCTTTTTCTGTCATCTCTCTTTTGTCAATTATCTTGAGAGAGTACACCATTCCTGACCGCCTTCGAGTTGCTCGTTCAGTTGAGCCATTTTTTCTTTCAGCTTGGCATACTCTTCCTGGACACGTTTGTTCCAGCTCTCCCAACTGAGCAGTCTTTCAATCGCTTGTTGAAGCATGTCTCTGTCCCAGGTTCGCACAAACTGATTGGATTGAAGTGGCAACCACGCGATATCTGTTACGGTGTTCGTGTACAGGGGAAAGATCGGTCTAATGCCGTATTCCTCCAAAGTAGTAATCACAGAAGCGGTTGGGTCTTCCTCGCGTCTTTTTTTCCATTTTTCGTAATCCTGTTCCCAGGTTGGGTCGTTCGCTTCTTTTTTCTTCTGCCAAGTGGGTTTTGCCCCTGCCTTCGAAGTACCTTTGCCGCCTTCGCTGTTCGGATCGACGAGCGGGCTGAGAAACTTTCGGCTGATGATCTGGGCGTCGCCACTTTGTCCGACCGAGGAGGGGACAAGCAGTTCATATAGTTGGCGCAAAGCTTCCAGTGCCTTATCTAGCGGAAGCGCTTGCGTATTTTTATCTGCCTGATTTCGTTGTTGCTGTTCGCGTATGTGACAAATCAGTTCTTCCTGTAGTTCTTCTTTTGGCCGTTCACCAGTGCTTTCCTGACGAAAGAGCAGGAGCATTTTCATGTAATAGGCGACGCCTTCATTTAACAACCGATGCGTCCGCCATATTCCTTTTCGGAGGTTTTGCGCTTCCGGGCCTGTGTGGGTTTTTAGTTTTAGTTTTATGCTACGGATTGCCATGACTGGTGCCTCCCGCTTCCCACCTAAACTCGTAACTTCTACGCTTTCGCTTGTCCATGACGTTATTTCCTTTCTTTACTAAGTATGATTTTTGAATTTCAAAAAAAATCGAACATCTATAAGGTATAATATACTATCAATACTAACAGCTATCAATTCTTTATTTAAAAGAGAGTAAATGCTTGTTGCATTTTTCTTCATGTACTATACTTACTAATACGAATTATAGGTTCGTCTAACTTTAGTGCGTGTGCATTGGGTGATTCAAACAATCACTTCTCCACTAGAAGCTTATTACAAAGCTTGCACTTTATTTACAAAGAGAAAAGCCAATGCTCTCCCTTTCCAAATGAAACCAGTTTTCTTTTAATCCATTTTTTGCCTGACTGCTTCTTTTTTGCAAGAAAACGTATCGAGCACCTGTAAACCTCTCACTATGACTATTGAATTTGGTATATATTATTATCAAGAGATCAATGATTTTGAAGTTCACTATAGGTTATTTAATAGAAAGATGCCCCTAACGTAAAGCAGGGGCATCTTTGATGTGTTAATTTTCAAGGTATTTCACCAAGTTTTCGAACGATGAAAAGGAGCATCAAGTTGGACAAGCTGTGCTAACCACGAAGCTTTCCACTAAGCTTTCGAACGCTTACAGCTTCCGGTCAACCCCGCATCCATCCGCATAGTGCTAATCCCGAAGCTTTCCACTAAGCTTTCGAACTCAAGATCGAGGCACTGTACCCGGGCACGAAAGGGTGCTAATCCCGAAGCTTTCCACTAAGCTTTCGAACTTAATATCTTGGTTGTAGTTGCGCAAACCTTTTATGTGCTAATCCCGAAGCTTTCCACTAAGCTTTCGAACCTTACTCAGTTTGCGTCCTCCGAAGAAGTCGTCCATAAGTGCTAATCCCGAAGCTTTCCACTAAGCTTTCGAACGCGACACGACCGTATTCGTGGACGAGCCGGTCTTTGTGTGCTAATCCCGAAGCTTTCCACTAAGCTTTCGAAC